CCGAGTCACCAGTGAGGTTAAGAACGCGATGCAGCTTTGCTTTAAGTTCTGCATACGGTTTGAAATGTTTTTCATGGATGATTTCCTGAAGGGAATGTTCATCTTTCCAAACGCGTTCGAGTTTTTCATCATCTTCGAACAGTGGACCAGGACCGTCGAATTCCGACTTATCATAGTTTGCGTAACCTTCAAACTGACGGATCTTAAGACGGAAGCTTGCGCCTTCCCAAAGATCGAACGGATTGACTGGCTTTTCATCTTCGAACTGAGGGTTCATCAGATCGTTGAGTTTATCAAAGATCTTCTTACCGAACTTAAACAGGAATACTTTTCCATCGTTGTCCGGGTTACCGCTGTCTTTAATAACATAGACGTTTGCGATATAATGAAGGCGACGCTTTTGCTTACGTGCCTGTTCTTTATCGGCGTCGACACCAGTGTTCCAAAGCTTTGAGTTAAGCTCGGAGACAGGATCGTCCTTGCCGAGAGTGGTTAGGGAGTTTTCGATATACCACAGACCAGTTGGTCCTTGGAAACCGTGATCCCACAGACGAACGAACGGCATGTCTTCACCACCTGGTGCAGGCAGGAAGCGGATGATGGCAAAGCCGTTGCCCGCTTTATCGCGAGACGGTTTCCAAAATTTACCTTCGTTGGGATCTGAGTAGCTCTTCTGTGCAATCTGCGAGAGCTGAGAGTTCAATTTGTCGAGTGACTTTGAACGGTTGTTTTTAAGTGCGGCGAAATCCACCATATTAGTATCTCCTTATGTGCGATGTATAGCTTTGTATTTGCAATGGTGTGGAACGTTCCACGCCATTATTTATCTTCAAAAAAGTGTTCTTTGACGATTTTCGAGAATTTTTTTGTATCCACTTCCATAAATGGATAATACTTTCTTGATAGTCTAATAATACCAGGCGCGACGAATTTGTCAACTATTTCTTTCTCCCACATATCATAAACATTTGACAACTTTGCCAAAATTGAAAACGTTTCGAGAGAGATCTCTTTGCGCATGTATAGTGTTATGATAAAGGGATGTTGACCATTACTTACCAAAAAGTTGTCCTGATAGGTTGGCCTGAGCTTCTTCAGTTCGTTCTTGAATATGTAAGTAAGAGACTCGTTTCTCTTTTCCCACTGAACGAACACTTCTTCTCCACTGTCCTCGACTATATCACGGATCCATACCTTTGGATTGTTTATAATGTTGGCGAGAAGAACTTTCGTTGGGTCGTTCTTTTTGGACAGTTTGTAGAAGAAGAACGCGTCGTTTCGAGTTTGAAACTTGTCGAACGACGCGCGCACCTTACCATTATATTTGTGATAGTCGTAACCATCACTTTCAAAATGCTTCTTTAGGGCAAGGTAGTTAACATAGACTCGAAAGGAGTCTTCATTAGCATAGTTTAGTAAGGTCATTCTCTTCCTTCTTCACCATTCTCACTGCGACTGCTTCTTCACGTATCTTCTCCTTGAGAATAGAAGATTTCTTTACGATCTCAGCAACAGTCTCAATCTCAAGGTCGTGTTCTTTAGCATACTCGACTAACGCATCAATATAAGTTGCGCCGCCTGCGAGTTTACTAGAGATTTCCATATGTATCTTTTCTGCCGTTCTTGTAATAATCATTTAACTCTTAAGCACCTTGATATTATTGAGCCAACCATTAACGGCAGCGTGAATTCTTTCAACCGGTTGGCCTTCAAACCCACGAGACTCGATTAATTGTTCGTTCTTAAAGTAATGGACGTGGTGTCCGCTATCATCTTTATAGATTTTTGCTGAATACACAATTCCTTGATTTTCTCGAATCAAAGTGTCGACTAGTGTGCTGCTCATAGTCTTCTCCTTATTTTATTGGTGCTAACTGTCTCTTACCTGTTGCCCAAGCAACGGCATGCCTCTCGACAGTCTCGATTGGAAACTTAGCATAGTCTTCTTCAAAAAATTTATGGCCATTCGCATCATGATAAACGATCTTACTATCGCCATCTAGGAATGTATATACAGAAGCGACGGCACCGTGTTGATCTTGTACCTGCACATGCAGATCGTTGTAAGCGTTGCTCATGTAGTCTCCTTATTTTATCATAAAACCAATTCTAGGTACGTCTAGAAAGCCATCAGCATCGTCGTGACTTTCTATATAAGTATAACCCAACTTTTCATATTTGTCAACCAATATCTTATTGTCTTCCCAAATTGGAATGAGTTCTTCATACTTTGGATCCGGAGTGTCTCGCAGGTGTACTTCAATGATACGGCCGCCGACAAATTCAATATTTAACGTGGATACATTTGAGTCTGCTATCTCTTCGAATAGAAGTCCTGGTTCGAACTTCATATCATCTATACGAGTCCATCTACGAAACTTGTAAAGAGTATTCTCGTCTCTCTCGCCTAGGTAGCACGATACTTGCTTCCAAAAACCTGCCCACTCGTAAGTGACTGAATACTGCGGACCTTCAAACCATTCGCACCAGAAGTAGCCTGGGGGTGTTGCAGACATATCTCCAGCTTCTATGTACTTCTTTTTTGCACCGGCACCCATTCCTGATAGATTCATAACCGGCCTTACGATATAGTATCCACTCTTACTAGGTGCTATACCAGACGGACCACAGTCATACCCAAGATCTTCAGCAAGCCAGAGCTTGTTAAACCACTTTCTTTGATCCGGAAACATACGATATACACGATCGTCATCCAAATCTAAATCTCCTCGAATAGGATCCTATCTACGTATTCATTTTTATCTTTTTCAGATATTCCCATCGAAAGTATAGATCTATGTAGGTGTGGATTTAACTTCTGATTGCGACAATATAAGTTGTGTCGTTTCTTTAGCTCTAACGGATTTGTAACGTACAGGTTCTTACTCATATTCGTTACGTAGTACTCAACAAGATGCAGACAAGTTTTGGTTAGTTGTTCTATCTCTTCCTCAGTCTTTAGATTACCAGCCGCGATCATTGAGTCTGAAAAGATCTCTTTGGCCCAGACAGGAAGTTCCCTTGGCTTTGACCAAGATAGATCCTTTACTGAGTCTCGCATATAGTTGAGATAGGGATGTTCCGGTTTTTCGTCTGTAATTGGAGAGAAGTCAAAGAACGACCCGGTGATCTTATTAGGACCGGCAACTATATCAAAACCAAGTATCGGAAAGTTCAAGAATTCGTGTGGAAATATATTGAGATGCATCAACCATAGCTTCTGCGTCTCTCTATTGTCGATGGTCTTTAAATGACACTTACGAACGTATTTCGAACTCCAAATATTATCTCTCCAGCCGTCGAATAGTTGTAGAGAGTCTTTGCGTTCGTAGTTAGTTTCTAAGATCTCTTCAATCTTGCTTGACAGCTGAATCAGCGAGTTCCATAGCTCCAAAGTACTCCTCCAATTCTTCTAAAATCTTTTGTACCATATTAAAGCATACTTTTGCTTCTTTTTCTAGACCGTCGTGAATGCTACTTCTGATGATCGTCTTTAGCTCGTCCACGTCGCCTTCGAATTCATAAAACAAGGTTGGACCAGGAACTAACTTCTTTATGATCTGCCCACCCGATAGATCTCCCATATGTCTTACGTACATGTGCGCTATAAGTTTTTCTTTATCTTGCGCAATAGCTTTAATGTGATTGACATAATCATTAGAACCTGGCATTATCGGAGCATCTTTAAATCCGTTTTTGGTTTCCATGTCCATGACATCGTTTAGTAATGCAGGAGCTCTCATAATTCTATCAAGGTTTTCTCCAAAGATGTCAACTTCGGCTGCACAGTACTCTAACGCAATATACACATATAACTGATTGGAAAGATACACATAGTACTGATACGGTGTTATCTGCTTCTTTAACATTCTATTCATGAAAGCAGTTCTCTCTGCTCTCCTATGCTCTTCTTTGGTGAGCTCTCTCAAGTTACTCATGGTTTACATATATTTCCTTTACTCATAACAGTTTCAAATCCAATCTTGCTAAATTCCTCAAAGTTCTTAGATATTATTTTACATAGCTCTGTTTGTTTGTCAACAAAATTTAGGAGACCGGTCTTTATTCTCTCGTCAGAAACGGTAGATCTTACGAACTGTTTCTTTGTTTCTTGAATGAAGTCGATAGAATAGTTTATGTTTAGCATGGCATCTATCCTTTATGATGTATACTATTTATCAACTATTTTGAAGTTGCGACAAACACTCCGTTCCAATCCTTCGGCAGCTTTTGAGTTTTCATAAAGACACAGCGGTTGATCCATATTTTATAGTACTCTCGCATCTTACCATCGAAAGAATTTGTCAACTGCTTACACATTTCAATCGCACCGTTAAAATCTTGAGAGCGATATAGATCGTACATCTTATCGTGAAGTATCTTGCTCTCGTGATATTCCGGTTTCACGTCGTCAAGAACCGTGTATATGTCTAGACCAATCGTCTTTCCTTTTACAGCAAGATCGTCGAGCTTCAGATAGAAGAAGTCTTCATTCGTTCTGCGAACGGTTTCTGGGCCAATAATGAGTAACACCCCGTAGGACTTGCACTGAGACTCAAGTCTTGCTGTCGTGGAAACAGCATCACCTAGTACGTCATATGAGTGACGTTTGGTGGATCCCATCTCTCCAATGTATCCTAGACCAGTGTTGACACCAGCACCCATTCCTACTGGTGGACGACCCGATGCAACGAGCTTTTCGTTGAACTTTTCTACAGCCTTTAACATGTTGAGAGCAGTCTTAACTGCTGTTTTCGGGTGTTCTAGATCTTCTACAGGTGCATTGTGTATATGCATTGATGCGTCACCGATATACTTGATGATCATACCACGGGCATCTAGAACGGGCTGAGTGATGGCATCCATATATCCGTTCATTACTTCCGTTAGACCCTTAACGTCGTCACCAAAGGACTCGCCGAGAGGTGTAAATCCACGAAGGTCAGAGAAGCAGATTGAAACTTCTTTCTTAACGCCTTCCTTAACTAGTTTAGGATTCTTTTGTAGGATCTCAACAACTTCAGGTGAAGCATATCCTCCGAACTGTTTCTTAATTGCTTGCTTCTGTAGAAACTCGTCTATAAACTTTACTGCATATCGAACCAAACCAAGGAGTACTAAACCTGCTGGGATGGATATGCCGTCTATAAGCATCTTATATTCTGAGAAAGCATATATGCTAGTTCCGATACTTGCCCCGACGAGTAATACGAAGAAGCCTAGACCTACATATGTCCATCTTGACAGAAGTATCAGTAAGGATCCTCCTACAACAAACGCAAGTAGTTCAGCGCCGGCAGCCCACGCAGGTCTCTCTATGTTTGCGTTATTGAACACTGTTCCTAATAGCGCAGCCTGAAGATCGTGCGGCCAAACGTTTCCTGCTGCAGTCGCTATCGGATTGTTTATACCTGCCGCAGTAGGAGCAACAAAGACTACAGCTCCGCCGAAGTCTTCAGGAAGATTAGCTGCACTTACTGATATTGATTTTTGACTCCAGTCAATCCATACTCTTGCGAGTTCGTCTGTCGTTATAGAACCGAACTGTGGTACTCTTAACTTATCAACTCCAAGCGGAGAGAGACGGATCTGAAAGCTTGGATCTCCAGCAAGAACGCGAAGAACTTCTAACGTTAAGTTTGGATACAGTACACCTTCGGATCCAATGACAAGAGGAACTCGTCTTGTGACGCCGTCCGGTTCTGGTAGAGTATTCACTATACCAGATCCTATTGCAAACTTTTCTAGCTGAGGAATGTTTGCAATGATGCCTGGATATGAAAGAATGAGATCTTGATATTCAGAATTAATGATTGCCGCGCCTGGGTTAATAGGTTCGTTTACAGTTCTATCACTACCGACTATATTCAAAATCGTTGGATATACACCCATCGTCTCTGCAAGAATAATATCCTCGTTAAAACGATCGTTCTCGCTCATTAGGACTCCAAAAACAACGAGCCCAGCGTTTCTCGTGTATAAATCTTTAATTAGTGCAGCATAATTTCCACGAGGCCATGGCCACTGACCTTTTTCTTCAATCGCAGCTTCATCTATGTTTACAGTATAGATGTTATTCTGAACCGGTTCTTGATTTATTATCAATTGGTCAAAGTATCTTAGCTTTACACTCTCTAGAAAGCTAGGGTTATTCGCAATTAATAGAGTAAGTAATCCAAGAACTAATATGCTCCAAATTGGAGAAAGCAGTATCTTTTTCATCATTTCGTTTTCTTTCTATTCAATAACATTGCTTTTAAATCATCAGCCTGGCTAACTTCCTTTTTAAGAGGTTTAACGGCTTCTTGTTTTGTTTTCTCAGGAGGTAAATACGTATCTTCGGTAAATCCCCATTTAATCTTTTCTTCGGCAATTCTTCTTTTTAGATCCAGCACTCTGCTTTGGATATCACTCATTTAAAAACTCCAAGCTTCTACTCCAATGACTATACCTAAACTTTTTTTGTTGTTTTTAGTTTCATATCCAGGAGTAATAAAAAGGTTTATCTTATCAGAGATATTATACGTAGAACGAATGAATGGTATAATTTCACCATCCCCATATCCAGAAACTAAACCAAATTCGTATCCCCATCTTTCTTTTTCTATCTCAATCCCTGCATACACACTAACTTTTTCTTCACTATTATAATACGTGCCAGCTACAAAACTATTATTTTCAAGTCTTGCGTGCGGATGTATTTGATTATAACCATCTCCAAAACCTAGATGCGCGCTGAGCGCTAGACCGAATAAGATATCCATTACACAACTCTCCTTATTATTGGTTAACTGTTAGGTTACAACCAGAGACTATGTTACAAATTCCAGATACGGTACTCCCATCGCTCATACTATGTGGTAAACTATATATCTTAGATGTGGATCCGGTCTGGTTCAGTGTAAAATTCCATGGTCCGCCACCGTTCTCTAACTGAACTGTAGCAGCATGGTTTCCACTCCCGTCTTGTATTACGGCGGCAGTATGATCGTCTCCTATTAACGATATATCAAGATAGTGGTTACCGAGTCCCTTTTGATTTACAGTGAGAGTGTTATCGTCACCATCCACATTAACGAATGCGTTCTTTCCAGTATCTCTCTGTTGCAGGATTAAACTATTCGTGTTACCGATAATAGAAGTTTCTAGATAATGTCTAGACGATGTCGATGTAGTTTGTAATATATCTGCACCATTGCTATTACCAATTATGCCAACCGATACATAGTGTCCTCCGCCAATCTGCTGAATAGATACAACGTTATTGCTTCCAACTATATTAACATTCGCGTTGTGTCCGTTCGTTTCAGCTAGGTTAGCAGCTCTTCTCATAGCTTGTGAAGGATTGATACTAGAGGAGTAGACTGGAGTTGGCGCAGTTCCAGGGTTCGTTACAGAACCAGTTCCTGTTGCGGTTGATGTAGTCGTATCGTTTGCATCGTAATAGAAAGTAATCTCTGCGATCTGCATACTGTCGCAATCCAATCCACAACCTTCTCCTGATTTAGTTGTTGGAAAGAAGACGTAGTAGTATACATACGCATTCGTGTTTGACACGGTTATCATAGGACTTGTCCAGAAACGAGACTCGCTTAGGGATAGAGCACCTTCTTGAATAAGAGACCAGTTTACACCATCGTTGCTTCCGTATAGTTTGTAACTCGTAGGATCTCGGCCAGAGAAGTCGTTTGCAGTAGTAAGTGTAAATCCACTAACTTTTCGACCTACGTTTAGTTTAACGGTAACACCAGCGTTTTGCTTGTCAAAGTTTAGATACTTTGTGTTTGGATTATTATCAAACGCGTTAGAAGCGCCTTCACCCGGCAGGCTGTTATTACTCGTTGGATAGTGGTTCGTTATGTAAACATTAGAACTGCTATTGTATATCGCAGTCGGAACCGGCGGAGGAGGGCCGGCTGTTTGCCCTGGTGCTAGAGGTGTAGTAGAATAGCTAGATGCGGCATACGCATTTGCCTGTTCTATAGTAGGATTTAATGTTCCCGTCCACGTCACACCAGATGTATTTGACATGCCGCTACTACCGCTAAACAATTGGCCAGTGTTGTTATCATTACCAACAAAGAAGAAATAATCTGGGCCCATATTGACAATCTTACCAGTACCAAGTGTAGATTTTACATTGCCGTTGCTATCGTACTGTTTTACTAAATATGGAAATGAACTATTTCCGCTTAATTCAAATTTTAAATAATCACCGTTGGCCCATTGAACTTGACCACTAGTCCAAGGTATTTTATATGCAGTTCCAGGTTGCTTACTATAAATTTGACAAGAAGATGTGTAAAGACAAGCACTTACATTCCATTGGCTATCAGCAACTTGATACTGACCAAATTTAATATCTGTAATTGAAGCAAGCCCAACAGATGGTATCACCAACATAATAGAGATTAATAGATACTTACTGAGTTTGCGTAATATTGAAAGAAACATTGGTTCCTCCATCGTTTATTTGAACCGCAGCAGTGACACCATCCTGATTTAAGTTAAACATACCATGAGTATCTACTCCGGTTCTTAACATAGCGATATGAGGTGATCTATCGGAATCTATGAGTATATTTTCTTCGTTTACAACTGCCTGCATCCAAGGAAATTGTTTAATATTAGGTAATGCTGCTATCTCTTCTTCTTCTAGCGCATCGTCCAATGAAACGCCAGTGATATCTAAAAGATTATCGAGATAAGTATTGTTAAGGCGATTAATGTTTAAAGTGTTGGTTTCCAATTGATCTTCAACTAATAGATCCTCAGAAAGTTCTTCGTTTTCTAACAGATCAACGTCAAGTTCTGTTCTGATCTCTTCCTCTTCTTCGTCATTTGAAAAACCGCGAGGGAATTCGGCAGGTGGCACGATGATAAGATTATTATTGATGTTAGATTTATCTAAAAGAAGTTTGCGTGGATCCGATGGCGATAGTCCACTATGGGACACCATAGTTCCCTGATAAGACTCGTTTAGTATAACAGAACCAGCGTCTGTACTTACTGCGATAGAACCAACGGGGCATTCATCTTCATTTAGAGTTTCGTCTGGGCAGCTCGGAAGAAGTATGATAAGACTTCTGCCAAGTTCATCAACTGTCATCGAGAAGTCGGTACCTCTAACTGTAATGCTTGCGGTTGGTGTTGCGATATTCACATTCTCTCTACTGGTTTTTGCTAAGCGTCCTGAAGTCATCTGAACAGTGCCCAGTGCAACATTCATACTCATCTTTCCGACACCGGTATTCGGATCGTATACGAAGTCGTCTATTATCAGTTCACTCTGTTCCGTAATCTCAACGCGAGTACCGTCAGCAAATGTTAAACCAAGACGAGTATTCGCCGTGATTAGCTCGTCTAACATTTCTATACCAAACCCCATCTCAACTGTAAATTTATCGCTCTCTCGTCTAGCTTCTGCCGGATTTCCAGTGAACTCAGTAACAGACCCAACTTCGGCAAAAGCGAAGTTGGGTACTAGAACTAGTAGCGCGAATAAGAGTCTCAACATATTAGTGCTGAACTATATCCACAGTGTTTGTATCTCCGTCAATATCGACGTGAACGATATGACCCACAGATGTTGTCTGTGTAAGGTTGATCACGTTGAAGTCGCTTGGAGTTGTCTGTCCGACGTTGAAGATGTTAGTTGCTTCGGCTCCATCGAGAGCAAAGTTGATCTCGTTGTTGTTACCAGTTAGATTTAGAGTCGTGTCTGTAAGGTTAACTTGAATACCGTTGCAAGTGCTGTTGATGTAATCTTTACATAGAGTAATCGTGTTATCGTTACCAATGACAGCAGCAACAAAGTTGTTATCTACGCCGCCGTTAATATTTGAGAGTATCTCGTTTAGATCACCTTCTACTCTGTATTCGTAGTTCGTATCGTTAGCACTTACTTGAATATAGATCTCAGCAACGTTGCCGTCACCGTCCTGTACTAGTTCAACATTAATGTCGTCTCCATTCACGATCATAGGAGCGGCATCTGTGTTGATTCTGTTGTTTCCGTTCTGCTGTAGAACGTTTACGTTTGTAGAGTTACCAGCCTGGTCAATATAGACTTCACTACCAAGAGATGGTGAAGCTATAACAGACATGAAGGCTGTTAACATTAGAAATTTCTTCATTTTAGTTTTTCCTCGTTGTTATTGTTTGAAAGCCCAATAGCCTTTGACGGCACCTTCTTTAATCATATCAACGACTGCTGCTTGAATTGCTAGTCTCACCGCGTGATTGACGGGCTCGTTTTGCGTATTACCAACTTCAAGCTCTATATTTTCCGTTCCGGCTTCTATAAACTTAAATACACCTAAGTTGGTGCTAGTACTTAATACTGTCTTCGTCACGGCAGTGCTTGTTAAAACTTCTCCGGATTTAACTGAAACAGCTCTCATAGAAACCGTGATCACATCTTCTGTGTACATTGTGCTAGGCCCAATGCCTAGATATCTAGCACCGGCTCCACCAGTTAACGTATTCGAATCGTAACCAACGATAGCACCTTCGACGATAACACCGGCAAACAGAAGTGGTGCTA